CTTATATTAAATAATCTTATAGATACACATCGTGATAATTATAAAGATATACAAGCAGGTAAATTAATAGGACGTGTATTATCTGTTACAACTGAAATAAAAGATGCATTAGATTGGAATTTAAGTCAAGCAATACCCGAAATGTTAGCATGTATAGTTTTAATATGTTATTTATTTTATTTAGAACCGAATGTTGGGGGTATTATGTTATTTACATTTTTATTAATTATAATTTTATTATATTCATCATTCAGTTATGTATTTAATGCTTCTGTTGCAAGAGAAAAAACACAACTAGAAATGTGTGAAAATATAACAGATAACTTTGATAATTTACTTCAAATATATATTAATAGTCAAGAGAACGAAGCCAAAGATTTAAACAATAATTTTAGTAAAATATATGCTAATAAATTATCGGATCAAAAAAATAAAGAAAAAAATGTATCAATAATTACTCAAATAATAGGTAATATAGGATATGCTACATCATTATTATATATTTATAATAGATTTGAAAAAAAAGAGATCACTACATCTAAATTTATAACCACTATTTTAGTGTTAGGTAACTTTTTAAGTTATATGCTTTCAAATACAAGTGGAATAGTAACATTTTGTATTGCAAAACTAGGCACAATACAAGAATCTTTATCTTTCTTGAGAGAAATATTAAAAAAGAAAAGAAACCGTACATTGACGAATGTAATTAAAGATGGTAATATAGAATTCAAAAATATTACATTTAGTTATAGCGAAGGTAGTAAAAATATACTGAATAATGTTAATTTTAAAATTAATAAACAAGAAAAGGTAGCCATTATAGGGCGTTCTGGTAGTGGTAAAACCACGTGTATGAAAATGCTTATAGGTATCCATCAACCAAATAGTGGAAATATATACGTTGATAATAAAAATATAAAAGATATTCAATTTGATCATTTACGTGAAAATGTTGTATATATTAATCAACGCACTAATTTATTTCAAGACAGTGTATTAAATAATATTAAATTTGGTAATACTGTTACTACAAAAGAAATTGAACATGTTATTAAAAAATATCAATTAGAAACTATATATGCTGGATTAAACGAGGGATTAGAAACAAATACTGGCGTAAATGGTGGTAATTTATCATTAGGTATGCAAAAAATAACAATATTATTACGAGGCATATTTAAAGAGAGTAAAATTATAATATTTGATGAACCATTGGCTGGATTAGATGCAAATACTAGACAAAAAATTATAAAATTGATTACAGAATATTGCTCGGATAAAACTGTTATTGTTATTACACATGACAAAGAAATATTACCTTATATGAATCGTATTATTAATATTAGTGACTTAAATAATAAATCGCAATCTACTACAGTTAATCCAATGTCTGTATAATTCGTTGGTATATATTAAATATTTAATGGTATATATTAAATATTTAATGGTATATATTAAATATTTAATGGTATATATTATATTCTTTGTAATTTAATCGTAACTATCAATCGTATATCTATTCTTATAAAATCGTATATATTGGGTTTCTTTTAGTTCTATTACATTACTATTATCATCTATCATTATTAAATTATATGGAATATTTGAAATACTTACATTATGTTTATCTAACATAATAAAACTTATTATTGTATAATCTAAAATATTATTTGTTAAATAAAAATTAAGATTATCATCATCTAAATTTATTTCATAATCATTTTCATCAATACTAAAATAAATACTCATAAAATATTTTTGACAAATATCTATATTTCTTTTTTTAATTTTATTGTGACACAAAGTAACCTCTATATAATTAATATCAACATTTGTGTAATGAGTGGTTAATGCAAAATCATAATTTTTACGATTAGTTAATGTTTTACTTGATGCTATTATTTTATTGTTACTGTAATAGTCGTAATCGCTTTTTTCATTTGTTAACTGTATATCTTCTAATTTTATAATTTCTTTATTCAAATTAAATTTATCTTTTATATATAAATCAATATTTGTATAGATTGCTAGCAAATTTAACAAAAACGAAATTAAAAGTCCTTTCATAAAATTATTTATAAAATTTGTAGATTCTTCTGAGCTATTGTCTGGTACTGATTCTTCGGAGTCATGGTCTGATACTGATTCTTCGGAGTCATGGTCTGATACTGATTCTTCTGATCTATTGTCTGATACTGATTCATGGTCTGATACTGATTTTTCTTCTGTATTAAAAAATTTATCATAATAATCATCATCCTCGTCGTCGGTATACATGAGTTTACCATCAAGGTAAATCGTATTATTATTTTCTGTCATAAACATTATTATAATTAAAAAAATTATATATTTAAATAGTTTTTATATATACTCCTTTGAAAAATTAAATATTAAATTATATATATTTAATTTAACTAGTATATTCGCTTGATGACGGATTCGTGTATAATTTATCAACCATCAAATCATTATAATTTACACGTACTGCTTTCTGACCTGGTAGTATATATACTGTATTACTATATTCAACCCCGTCTTCTTCTAAACTATCATCAATATAATTATCATTTTCATCATCATTGTCATTATCACTATCGCTATCACTATCTTTGTTATTATTACATTTATGTAATTCGTCATCACAATCTCCGTTTTGACATGAATTATCATAATCATAATCTTTACAATCAGCGTCGTCAACTACGTTAGATTCTTGATCATTCAGATTAAATATGTATAATATTAATCCTGTCATAAAACTCATAAAAATAAACGGAATAAGTACTATTATCCACGATAAATAAGACATACCTCGTTGGCATAAAATATTTAATAATAGTGTAAATATTACCATTTGTATTGATTTCGTAATCGCAACATTATAATATTTTTTATAAATATCTATAATTACTTGAGTTAATGTAAATACTAAATATATCAATGCTGGTGGACATATTGTATCAAATATTGATCCCATATATTATTATATTATAATAATATTAATTTTTTATTTTTAATATGTCCTACTAATTTTCCATAATCACCGTCAGTATTTTCATATACTTCTCCATTATCTAGCGATGTTACATAATAATTAATACCATCGTATTCATATTCATATAATTCTTCATCATCATCATCTTCTTCTCCCTCTTGAACTTCTTTTTTTTCTTCTTGTTTTTCTTCTTCTTCTTCTTCGTCCTCATCATCTTCTTCTTCGTCCTCATCATCATCTTCTTCTTCTTCTTCTTCCTCCTCCTCCTCATCCTCTTGAACTTCTTCTTCTTCTTCCTCCTCCTCCTCCTCCTCATCCTCTTGAACTTCTTCTTCTTCTTCTTCCTCATCCTCATCATTATCTTCCTCTTGAACTTCTTTTTCTTCTTGACTATCCAGTAATGTACTATTTGGTTCTTTCACAGCATGGATTATTGTTATATTGGATTCTTCATCTTCTACAACTTTTACATTTTGTTTAATATCAGTATTCAAGCATTTCTTATTAAACATTGTATCATCTATTTTATTATATGCTTTTTCTTCTTCAGTATATTCTTGACCGTCGTTATTCTCTTCCTCATTTATTTTTTTTAAATATTCGGCTGAATCTTCGGTAGTTTTCCATTTTTGAAAACAATCATCACATCTATCTGGTTGACCTAAATCCATATAAATACTTGCTTCAGTGCGAGACAATCCAAGATTTTCAAAACAATTAGTACCATATCCATTACAATCATCACATTCAAATGAATTAGAACATAATTCTTCTTCACTAACATCACTTTCAACTGGATGAGAAATAGTAGCATTATAATTTACATTCTCATCTAGTTTTACAACATGTATTTTTGAATGAGTATCGCTATTGTCTTTGCAAATATTAGAATCTTCGTTTTCACTAGAAATCGGTAAAAAATTATTTTTTTCTTGTAATACTTTTATATTATTAGAAATACTATTTTCGGTCCTTTCACGAATAGATAGTGTAATTCGTTCTTTTATGTCATTCACACAAGTACTAACTGATTTTTTATATTTTATTATTTCTTCTTTTAATTTAGAATTTTCTTCCATTAATTTTGAAAACGCATTTAAGTTATTAATAGTATTTACCATATTTTCAGAATCTTTATATGAGTCTTGGGTTTGTCGTAATTTATTATTTTCTTCTACTAATTCTTTAAAAACAGAAAGATTCATTATTTCATGTTTCAACTCTTGATAATCATCTTTATATTTACTACAGCTACTCGTATATGTCTCTATTTTTTCTTTGGTATACCTAATAATATCATTTAATAAATTATTTTTTTCAGCATCATGATTTACCTCCATAATAATATAATTTTACTTATTAATATTTATTTAAACCCTTTGTAATAACTTAATAGAAGTAGCCATGGTAATATAATTAGTAGTTTATAAATAATCAATTCTAATTATTTATAAATCATATTTTTAATTTAATTTTTTCTTTTACGTGTTTTGTTAGCATCACTTTTTTTGAATGCTTTAAATGTACCCTTTTTAGGTTTGAATCCAGCTTTTTCAAGGCGTTTTTCCTTTTTTGCTGTTGCGTGTTTTCTTTTACTCACAATACGTCCGTGTTTGTTCATCATTAATTTATCTTTTGTTAATCCACCAGGGGTTTTGTATGCTGTTCCGTTGAAAACCATACGGCGACTTCCAACTAAAACTGCAAACTTTTGTCCCTTAATGTGATAAACTCCGTCAGAACCTTTACTATGTCCCATTATATAATACAAAAAGATAATTATTTTATACTAAACTATTTTTTGGTATACCTCGTAATCCACCCAAACTACCCGATCTTCCACCTAATGCATTTACAGATTGAGTAACAATGATTGGTCTTTTTTTACTATTTTGTATTAATGCAGCTAAACGCAATGCATTAGATTGATTTATACTATTCGTTGTTTCATTAAATACTGGTAATATAGGACAATAATTTTTACAATTGGTATTATTTTGTCTTTTTTTAATACGTTCACTCATAAATATATATTATAAAATAAATTAGAAAATTGAATTAAATAATATACATCAGTCAAATAAATAAGAATATGGAATCTTCAACACTTTCTAAGCAATATCAAAAAAAAACAGACAAGGAACATATCCTTGATAACCCCGATACGTATATTGGGTCTGTAGAAAATGTAGATTCTACTATATGGTTATACAACAATGAAAAAATTATTACTAAATCTATTAATTATATTCCAGGTCTTTATAAATTATTTGATGAAGGTGTTGTAAATTGTCGTGATCATGTAATTCGGATGCAGCAACAAAAAACATCTGGTACAGCATTTCAAGTAAATAAAATAGAAATTAATGTAGATGACGATGGTACTATTCATATGTTGAATGATGGGAACGGCATTGATGTAGCAAAACATCCAGAGTATGATTTATGGATTCCTGAAATGATTTTTGGTCATTTACGTACATCAACCAATTATAATAAAGATGAAAAAAAGATTGTTGGTGGCAAAAATGGATTTGGATTCAAATTAGTATTAATTTGGTCATTGTTTGGAGAAATAGAAACAGTAGACCACATTAGAAAATTAAAATATGTACAAAAATTCTCTAACAATCTTGACAATATTGAACCACCCATTATTACAAAATGTTCAGCTAAACCCTATACAAAAGTATCTTTTAAACCCGATTATATTCGCTTTGGTATTCCTTCTCTAAATGACGATATGAAACAATTATTTCATAAACGTGTAATAGATATATCAGCGATTACACCAAAAAATGTAAAAGTAAAGTTCAATAATGAATTAATTCCTGTAAAATCATTTGAACAATATATAGATTTATATATCGGTACTAAAACAGAAAATGTCCGTGTTTACGAAAATCCAAATGACCGTTGGGAATATTGTGTAGCATTATCTCCCAGTCACGAATTTCAACATGTATCATTTGTAAATGGTATTCATACATCAAAAGGCGGTAAACATATAGATTATATTTTAAATCAAATTACAAAGAAAATGGTAACATTTATTGAAAAAAAGAGAAAAGTAACAGTAAATGCAAATACGATTAAAGAACAACTATTCTTATTTGTTCGCTGTGATATTGAAAATCCAGCATTTGATAGTCAAACAAAAGATTACATGAATACACCAATGTCTAAATTTGGTTCATTATGTACAATTAGTGATAAATTTATTGAAAAACTCGCGAAGATGGGAGTTATGGACGGAGCATGTGCGCTCACAGAAGTGAAAGAAAATAAAGTCGCCAAGAAAAGTGATGGTTCTAAAACACGAATTATTAAAGGTATTCCAAAATTAATAGATGCGAACTGGGCAGGTACGTCAAAATCGTCTGAATGTACTATTATATTTTGCGAGGGAGATTCAGCAAAAGCAGGTATTGTATCTGGGCTATCTTCAGAAGATCGTAATATTATCGGCATTTATCCAATGAAGGGTAAAATACTTAATGTTCGCGGCGAAGCAACTAAAAAGATAATGGAAAATAAAGAGATTATTGAAATTAAAAAGATTCTAGGACTAGAAGCAAAAAAAGAATACGACGAAAATAATATTAAAAGAACATTGCGATACGGTCGTGTATTGTTTATGACTGATCAGGATCTGGACGGTAGTCATATTAAAGGTTTATGTATTAATTTATTTCAATCCGAATGGAATAGTTTATCTAAGATTTCCAACTTTATTGGATTTATGAATACTCCCATTCTAAAAGCAAAGAAGAGTAATAAAACGCTGTTATTTTATAATGACGGTGAATATAATAAATGGAAAAAGGAAAATGACACAACTGGATGGAAGATTAAATATTACAAGGGATTGGGTACTAGTACTGGATCCGAGTTTAAAGAATATTTTCAGAATAAGAAAATAGTAACATTTGATTATAGTGGCGATGTATGTGATAATGCAATTGATAAAGTATTTAATAAGAAACGCGCAGATGATCGCAAAGAATGGTTGTCTAGTTATAATCGTGATTTGTATTTGGATACAAATAATGATACAGTAACATACAATGATTTCATTGACCGTGAAATGATTCACTTTTCAAAATATGATTGTGATCGGTCTATTCCGAATATGATGGATGGATTGAAAATTAGTTTACGGAAAATTTTGTATTCAGCATTCAAAAAGAATTTGACAAATGAAATTAAAGTAGCACAATTTTCGGGTTATGTATCAGAACAATCGGGATATCATCACGGCGAAGCGAGTTTAAATGCAGCAATTGTTGGACTTGCTCAGAACTATGTAGGATCTAACAATATTAATTTGTTTGATCCAAATGGGCAATTTGGAACGAGACTACAAGGAGGTAAAGATAGTGCGTCCGAAAGATATATTTATACTCAATTGAATCGTATTACTCGTAGTATATTTCCAAATGCAGATGATAATATATTACGATATCTAGATGATGATGGTACTCCTGTAGAACCAATCTTTTATGCTCCTATTATTCCGATGGTGTTAGTGAATGGCTCTAAGGGTATCGGTACGGGTTTCAGTACAGAAATTTTACCATATCATGTACCCAAGCTTGTAAATTATTTGAAATGTAGATTGAATAAAACTTCAGTAGAAGGAATTACATTTACACCACATTATGAGGGGTTCAATGGACGTATTCAAACTATTGAAAAAGGTAAATATTTGATTGTTGGTAAATATGCAGTTTTACCTGACAAACGTGTTAGAGTAACTGAATTACCTATTGGAACATGGACAGATGATTATAAACAATATTTAGAGACACTTATGGAAACAACTGACAAAAAGGGTAAGAAAATTACACCAATTATAAAAGAGTATGATGATATGAGTAAATCTACAAATGTAGATATTATAATTACATTCAATGAAGGATTATCACAAATACTAGAAACAAATACAGTAGAACACGACTGTAATGGTCTTGAAAAACTACTAAAGTTATATACGACCGTTAGTACTTCAAATATGCATATGTTTGATCATAAAGAGTGTTTGAAAAAGTACGATAATGTTCCAGATATCATTGATGATTATTTTGGACCAAGACTTCAAATGTATGATGATCGTAAAAAATATCAACTAGAGACATTATTGAAAGAATTAACGGTTATGAATAATAAGCAACGTTATATTCAAGAAATATTAGATGAAACGTTGGATCTCCGCAGAAAATCTAAGGATGTCATTTTGGAAATGATGAAAGAAAAAGGTTACGATATTATTAACGAAGATAGCGATTTTAAATATTTATTGAAAATGTCAATGGATAGTGTAAGCGAAGAAAGTGTAGAAAAAATTATAAAAGCGTTGACCGAAACGCAAGAAAAATATGATAAATTATTTGATACCTCTATTCAACAGTTGTGGCTAAATGATCTTGAACATTTTGAAAGTGAATATGTACTATATGTAGATGAACGAAAAAAATTAAATGACAGCGATAGTGATAGTAAAGTTGCTAAAAAGATTAAGAAAAAGAAGTAATAGCAACATGCATACGTTGATCATCACAACACGGACAATTTGTTGTGAATAATTTTCCTCTTATAATTTTTTTATATTTTGTACAATCTGTACACACTGTTGGATATGTACAATGATTATCTAATAATATTTCGCAATTAAAACAAATAATCATTACCTGTAATAGTATACTTAATTTTTTATTACAAATAAAACACCTGTCGTACAAATTATTATATACACCTGTATACCATTTTTCTGATTTATTTTTAATGGATCTACTTACTAAATATTTCTTGTAATAATCATAAGGCATTTCTATATTTTTTATTGTTTGATTATCAATATAGGATAAAATATGAATGATAATATCTCTAGGTAAATTCATACATAGAGATATTATTTTTATTTTTTATGAGAAAATCGTTTTTTATTTCTTCTTGTCTTTCTTGTTTTTCGTTTTTTATTTCTTCTTGTCTTCTTTCTTGTTTTCGTACTTCTTGTTTTCGTACTTCTTGTTTTTCTAATTTTTTTTAAAGACTTTCTTTTAACACCGCCGCCACCAGCAGCTTCAGCAGTAACAGTAAGTGAGTCAGAAACAAATACTAAAGAATTATTACTATTTACATATCCTCCTATTACATTAGGATTTGTCCCTGACTTAGCATCTTCTTGTAATTTAAGAAGACGTGATCCCGAGGGTCTATCACCCATCACACCTATTGTTGTTGTATTGGATATATCTAATACAGTTGGTGTATATCCTCCATTTTCTAATACAACATTTAACTCTTGAAAAATATCTCCTATTGCTTTTTTTGATCCTACTTTTAATATATCTATAAAAAAATCAGTAAATTCCAATAACCCCCATAGATCATCTATATCACTAACTGAATCTCTACTTTTCCATATTTCAATTATTTTATTTATAACACCTTTAAATGATGTATTTGCTTGTAATTCAATAGGCGCTTTGCTAATATCTAATGTAATTATATTAGTTAAATCTAATCCACCTGCATAACAACCGTATGTAATAACTACTTTTTTGTTACCATTACTTAGAACTGTAGTACCGTAATATAAAATAGAATTATCAGGATCAGATAATTCAAAATCCATTGGGTAATATTCTTTTTTAGCAGATGTTAATTCTTTTCCATAACAATTTCCATAACTTTTCATACCATCACATACTGAACTAGTTGGACATTTTACAAATCGTTTTGTACCCATAGTGTCATTTAATGTAGCATCTACTGCATTATTAATAACTCTAATGTTACCTGCTCTAGCTTTAGTAAGTATTTTATCATATTTTTGTTCTATATTATGTGTCGCCCTTCTGGATTTTTGAAAATAACCTAATAATTT